GGTGCCCAGCCAGTCCGGGGCGCTGGCCTATACCGGAAGCGCACAGACACCGAACTGGGCCAACTACGAAAGCACAAAGCTGACCCTGGGCGGAACCACCAGCGGAACCAATGCGGGAAGCTATGAGGCGACCTTTACGCCAAAGGGCAACTACCAGTGGCAGGACGGAAGCGCGACCGCCAAGACTGCCACATGGCGCATTGAACGGGCAAAGATCGCGGTGGTGCCCAGTCAGTCCGGAGCGCTGACCTATACCGGCGGGGCGCAAAGCCCGAGTTGGAGCAACTATGACAGCACAAAGCTGACCATGGGCGGCACTACCAGCGGAATTGCCGCGGGCAACTACAACGCGACATTTACGCCGAAAGAAGACTACCAGTGGCAGGATGGAAGTGTGGCCGCTAAAAATGCGGCGTGGGCCATTCAAAAGGCGGCAGGCACGCTGGCCCTCTCCCCCACCTCCATGACCCTGGACGCCTCTGCCAAGAGCAAGAGCATCACTGTGACCAAGAACGGCACGGGGGCGGTCTCGGCCACCGCATCGCCCAGCGGCGTGGTGACGGTGAGCGTGAGCGGGAACACGGTCACGGTGACTGCCGTTAAGGACGGAAACGCCACAGTGACGGTGAATGTGGCGGCGGACGCCAACCACACCGCCCCGAGTGCAAAGACCTGTTCTGTGAAGGTGGAGATGCCGAACATCTACGGCGTGGAGTGGGACGGCACCAGCACAACGGTGTGGAGCCGGACGGATAAGGCGGCAGGCTTCACGAACCCTGTGCCCTATGTGGCCGGACAGAGCAAGTACGGAAGCCCGTTCGATAACCTGATGCCCTGGAGCGGGATGGTTCGGTCA